TCTTTCTATATCAAATTGCGGTGGAGATAATTAGAGCTGATACAACTCGAGTGTCGGCTTGCACAATAGCTTGACGTCCATGGTAAAATCTTTCATTCCGCGGCCTTCGCTATTTCCTTGGTGGGTTCAATATTCCCCCCGCCCCCTATACTGGACTTTCGTCGCGTCAGAGGCCATCGTGCATCGATCTTCTCGAATGCAGCTCATAGGTCAACCGTAGACTAAAGAGTAGTCTAATTGTCTCCCGCCAATTTTGTCAGGTAGGCGAATCCCTCAGTCCATTATGAAAGTTGGACAACTGATTTAACTCCAGAATTTCCTGGGAATACAGTTTACTCTGTATTAGTTTTTATAGTTGCAGTCTATGTGCAGACTTTCCTCTCAACTGGTTTATTGTGGAGTTGCACCTCTCCTATTTCATATCTAAGGTTATATCCTCGTATTTTTCACTTGAATTCCAGGTAGCGTTATAAATCGCATTTCATCAAGACCCTCACCTTTCCTAAAAGGTTAAATCGCCGTAAGGCGGATGCTCCCTGTCGCTGTCGTTGCACCGCTAGAAAATGTAGAGTTAACTACTAAGGTTAACACGTCCGTGCCATTACACGTGACGTAGGCAAAGCCTTCCAAATATTCAACGGGATACGCAGCACTAGGTACCTGAATCAACGCATAAGAAACAACGGTTCCGTTTTTCTCAAGAACAACTTCAAATTCAGTGGAATTTCCGGTGGTACCAAAAGAACCTGAGTAATCCACTAGATAATTCCCTGGAGTAGGGGTTATTGAACCAGTAGTTGCGTTGAATGTGGCTCCAACTCCATTTGTAACTAAGGCAGCTGTAGGCCACAAAATCGTGCTGGTAACAGTGCTCGTCAAAGCCAGTGTAGTGCTCTGGATCGCATAAGCCACACTGTTGTTAATAGGAGCAGTAGTTGTACTTTCTAAAATTGGGACTGAGAATTCTACACGATAAGTAATGTGCAATTCACCCAATTTTGTAGTGTTGTCAGCAACACCTGAAGTAGACACCCAAATATTCCCACAATCATACGTCTTTATATCAGATGCACCAGGCAATCCGCCAGGTCTAACATAAAGAGGTATTCCAGTGGGGTGCAACAGGCGTTCAGGAATGACCATAGAAAAGTTCTCACACGGCATTCCGTGACACAATAATGTTCGGTCAGTATCTAATACTTGTGTCTTTGTTGCTGGTGGCTGGTCGGATGCATCAAGATCTACATTCACCATCACCTTGCCAGTTGTTCCAGCGGTCGCGAATTCTGAAACTTCGCGCAAATACTCAAGTTTAACCCACTTGAATTTGTACCGCTCCCACTGCTTGGCTTGCAGTGACAACCATGGAAAAGTTGCAGATTGTCCAGGATTTATTGGAAAGGGATTCCCTGCATTAACAACGCCAAAATTCGTACCATTTCCAACAACATCATATATAAATTCATGTTCCTCCACTAGACAATGGCGGCGATTGAGGCCACCAACTGTGTCGCGCATCATTGTTCCGGGACCCGCCATTCGGGGTCTACGTCGCACGCGTCTGCGTCTCGGTTGTGTATGTTTAGTAGCATAAGCAGGCATCCTGCTCCCAGCTCGCCTATTCCTACGAGTTCTGGTTTTTCCCTGTTTCTTTCCGGGTTTCTGGCCCCCCGGTCCTTTCGGCTTAGCACCATTCATAATGCTTTTATCTGGCTTATTAATCTTTCTCACGACTCCAGATAAATTTGCTCCTTGTGGTTGCAAGAGCACACCGGGACGGCGACCTAAAACTAGGGTAAGGTATTGTTCGTCAGACTGGATCTGGCACTTCGCCATAATCCATCGGGGATCATCTTTCATAATGGGATCGTATTTTCTAAGCAGCCACGCAATAACTTCACGACAAAATTTCCTAAAAGGAATGTCAGTCCATCCAATTGTAAGCATCGCAGCAGTCCTTTCAAGGGTAACTGCTGGAGTCAAATGAGCGCGTTTTGCGTATAACAGTGATGTCATAAGCTTCACGCGGCTGTAAACTGGTACTGCTTGTCCTTCATAGAAAATTGTGTGAGCTGATAGAAAATCTAACTCACTTGCGCGTCGGGGTTCTAGTGAATCTGTAGTTGTTGTAACTCCTAACTTCTTCCACTCCTCAATAACTGAGCGCGCATTGTAAAACTCATGGGCTGTATCAGATACAGTCCACGTATTATCATCACCAACTAATGCTTTCGCAGTATGGGCTTCAAAAGCTGCCAAACATTGAAAGTCACTGGGTGCAGTGCGAATCCATGCATACGCTAAAAGAGTGTGAAGTATCAACGTGTTATCATTAATAGTATTCACAGAACCAGAAGGATTGCCTGTCTTTTTCATAACAAGCACTCCATCTGGGCATATCACAACTGTATTAACCAAATTGCGATAATAAACCTTTACGCGTCTCAAATTTTCTAAAGTACGATCTTCCTCCCTGAGACAATTCCACCGAAATCTAGCACACCCCCACATCATATAAGCACGTAGGGACGAATCATACTGACTCTCGTCGAGGGCATAACCCTTCTTAAATACATTTAGCTTCCTGTACAGAAGGTCCCACTGTCCTTTAAGGGGACTCATTCCAACTGCAGAGCTAGACGATAAGTATGCTTCATTCATTTTGGTGTTTTGGTCTACGAACAAACGAGTGCCGTGCACAACTGCATCGACACCGCCTGAGAGAAAAGTTCTGATTGAGTTTTCAGCCATCTTTTCTCCAGTTCTCAGCTCCTCTTTCAACGAGTTTGTGAATAGGCAGGTCCACATAAGATCCTCATCTGCCATCCGTTCCCAGTCCTCAGCCATCCATCTATCAATGTCAGGGTCATTTTCAAATAACTCCTGTTTGGTGGGATAATGCTGGTTAAACGGCGCTCCGCTGGATGTAGTCATATCCATACGTTCTTTCGCTTCACCGTAACCTAAAACTCGTGAGTTTCTCATATAAAGTCCAAAGTGGCGAGACGTCATGTCCCAGGCTTTATTCATATCTCTAACCATGTCCTTTGACATTGGGAGTATACTTTTACCATACTTTGCTAACGATTTATAAGAAGCCGCAGCGTTTGGGGTAGGCAAACCCCATTCGGGTGGAATTTCAATTCCAACCTCATCCACAAAACTTTTCAATTGTGGGTCCATTATCCGCTTATTCATGTACCGCGGATGACGTATAATTTGTCCCATGATGCTAAAGTACTTCGCATCAAGGTGTGCCTCATGTTCCTCACACACATGCGCAACATCCGAGAATGTATGCGCCCCCCCCTTCTCTAGGTACTGAGAAGGGTACCGTTCCCAGAACGGCCTCTCTAGCAATTGGCTGGGGAGTGGGGGCTGGACCGAAAATCCAGCCCAGCATGAAGTACAGGGGATGTATCTCTCGCAAGTTCCAAAAATTCTGGTGTTATTGGTTCATAACGTCCAAAGTCTCGTCCATTTCCATGGGTCCAAAAACCTACAATGTTACCGTTTACATCCAAAACGGGTGCAGAACAATCACCATTCCGCGTCGGGGCATTACACCATCCCTGCGGAGAGGCAAAGCCAACAATAGCATCAGGTTCATCACAATGACCGGGACCGTAACCAAAAACAGTTACTATCTCCGCGTCTTCCATGACCTTAAAATGTTTTGTTCTCCAGGGTGATGGAACACCGTTGACTGGAAAATATGCTATTTCTTTGTTGACTACAACAGCCTCACTTCCTTTCAAAACGAAGGAATGAACGTGATTGCTTGCCAAATATGTAGTCGTGATGTCTTCACTCAAACAGTGTAAGACAACATACAGACGGTTACCAACATGGGTAGCCGTACATGCGTAACGCTCATCGACATAAAACTTGTACACACCGCCGGCCAACTTCATTGGGCGCCATTGTGTACTCAAACGTTCAAGGTAGGTTTTTCCTGCCTGGTCGAATTTTGCGAGGGCTTCTGCCTTCAGGATGTTGGCCCTATTTTCGGGCGCTCTGTATGTGCGTTTCCTTGCGGCGTTAATCGCTCGGCGCAAGGGTGCATCACTTTTCATACTTGGTAAAGCCAGACCTTGTCTTCTGGCTTTCTTTCCTCCCTTCTTCCAACCATTCGTTAATTCTTCTGGATCATAATAATTGTCCTCATCATACGGATCATCGTCATAGGCATCATCATACCAATCATCATCATCAATGTTGGGATTTTCTTCTTGACTTCCGGAGGGACTTATATAATGTCCATTTTTATGTTTACGGGTTTTTGTGCGGAGGGCACGGGCTTTCTTGCTTTGTTTAGTAGCTTTAAAATCACCTCTATAAGCTGTTACGCCTGCATCAAGTACTTTACCAGTAACTTTGTAGGAGCTATAGGCAGTGAGCCCGTAAGCAACAATAAGAAGACCCCAAAACACTTTCTTTACAGTGTCTCGGTTTTCCTTCCACCACTCAGTGGCGAGTCTCGTATTCAAGACATGGACTTTATGGCAAAAATTTTCATCTATTTTATTCCAACAATTTTCTTGCTTATAGTTTTCACGATCGACAAGATCTGCAGCATAAGTACATTGCTCATACCCGTTACACAAGGCAAACAATGCAACATACGTGTGGAAAATCTTATTCTTTAAGGACGCAAAGTATCCATTAACCTTTTCTTTAATGCCTTGCTTGTCACACTCTACGTTTTTAGCGGGCAGAGTTTCTCCTTTAACAAAGGTGGACTCGATCTTTTTCTTATAATCCTTCTTCTTTGCTTTCTTTTCTTTCTTGCTCAGCTTTTTACAATGTGTGGCTCCGAGACCAGAACGATCACCCTCATCACGGGCCGCAGCTACTGCTTCTTCCAACATAGCCATCTGGTCAGAATTTAGACTATTGACTAAGTCATTAACACTCGCGAAGCCAACAGAGTCAGAATCTCTATCTTTACCGTTGGGATCAACAGGTTTTCTTTCATGGGCTATAAGCTCACTAACAACTTCTTCTAAAGTTACAGACATGTTAGCAGTGCGCCACGCTTCATCTGACTTATCAACAGCTCCGGATGAGGTTCCACGTTCTGTGGGTTTTTCAGAACTACTTTCTTCTTCATCCTCGCTCTCGGTTGACTCTATTCGAACAGCACGTTCTTTCATAACAGAAGCAACGCGTTTATTAAGTGCGTCTACAAAGCCTTTCCTTCGTTTGTCAAAGGCTTCTTTCTCTTCCGGAGTCATCTTTGCAGGATCACGGT